CTTCGGATTGTTTAGTAGACCCCGAAAGATTTCTCATGCCATTTGCTGCCATACGTGCCTTAACAGGCTGTTCACCAAGTTCCGTATTTACGCTAGATAAAGCTGTCTTTAGAACGCCAGATCGATCTTCCAATTGAGCATATGATCGTTGTAAAGCATCATTGTCCGCAATCAATTTCTCCATTTTTGCTGATTGTTTGGTTATTGCTTCCGCGGTCTTGGTTGAGCGTGGAGTATCCTGAACGCCTGTGGATTTCCACTTTCCAGATGAAAAGCTTCCTGTTTCTGTTTGTTGCATCTTCATTTCATTTTTCAGGGCCTTGACTTTGGCTCTCATTGCTTCAATTTGCCGTTCGTTGCCTTCCATCTTGGCTGAAATACTTGATAAGGAGTTGGGGATAGCATCATATTCGGATCTTAACCCTCGAACAATCGCTTGAGCTTGTTGTTGCGACTTGTTCATCTGAATTTGTGCTTTTGAAATTTGTTCGCCTATTCTCGACTCGCTTTTTGTATCACCAGATAATCGAGCACCGTTTTTATTGGCTTGTAAATTAGCTATTCGTTGTTGCGCCGCTTTGGCTTGCTGCATTTGCGTGTTCACTTTATCAACTGCCGTTTGGACATCCTTTGTCATTTTGACAGCGCCTTTAGATACACCGGCAGAAAGTGATTTTCCAACTTCTTCACCATTACTTGATGCTGATTGGTTCATTCGCTTCAGCATAGAATCAAAATTTGAATTCATTTTCTCGAATTGTTTTGTAAATTTATCGAACCCTTTTGAATCAGATAAATTCTTTTCTACTGCATCCATTCCCTGTCCTGATGAACTTTTGACTCGACTCATCATTGAGTCCATCTTTTGTTCAAATCGAGCGACCTTTTCCTCAATAGGACTCAGGTCACCATCAAAGACAACTTCAAGTCTATCCAGTTCCATGATCTATCCCCTCCTTCTCTTGTTTATTTTTGCGTTTTCTCGTAGCTTTAATCAATTCTGTACGCTCTAGCATACGTGCTTTATTGATCTCCCAAGCCTGTGGTTGATTCGATTGTTCTTGTTTATCTTCTGTTTTCAAGAATGGATAGTGTTGATCTGGTTTAGGCATTTTCTTCGGATCATTAAAACCATAAGCATTCAACTGTGCCGCTTTGTAATCCATCATGGCTTTTTCTTCTAGCTGTTGTTTTCTAATCGCAACATTTGCTTCCGCTTGTAACACTATTTCTTCATAGGTCATTGACCAATATTTCTCTGCAGGTATCCCAGCTTCTACAGCCTTGGGATACATTTCTTCTAGTAATTCAGAAAAAGAGGAGAACCTTATACTAGGCTCTCCTCCTCGTTCTTCTCTTCGCCGATTAAATCGGTTCTGTCCGTCTCTTCCTCTGAGCCGAAAAAACCTGCTTCTTCCATCAATTTTTGGATAACTTCCAATAATTTCATCATTGAGCCGCCATTATTTACATACTCATCGTACATCTCAGGCATATCTGCCATTTTGATATTGGCTGTTTGATTCGTTACATGAAGAATCGTTAGCATCTCGCCTAAACGCGGCATCTTAAATCCGCCATTCCCGCTCATCATGATGCCAAACAGTGATTTACCTAATCGTTTTTCAATATCCACTGTCGCTTTTCCGTCTAATACTAAAGATAATGTTTTCTTTCCAAATTCGACTTTCATTGGTTTCATATTTTTCCTCCTAATAGTTGAATACGGCCAAGAGCTATTTCTTAACCGTATAGTTTTCCATCAATTTATTTCTCTTACGCCCAATCTGGCCCATCAGAAACAGTTACAGATAAAGTGAACTGATACGCGCCGTTTACTTCACCAGAACCCATTTTTACAGTCACGCCGCCGGTAAATGAGCAAACAGCCCCATCTGGATATTCCAATTCGAATTGCGCTTCTTTCCCAGAAGTTTGAACGGCCTTCAAACCTGAGAAAACTGTTTTGTCATACAAAAACGTGAACTCTAATGAATCCATATCTTGAATCCCAGAAATATACTTCTTATTAGCATCTTTTAATGTCGTAATATCGACTTGTTCTGGATCCCCGCCAATTTCAGGCACTGCCTGCAAGCCTTCGATTTCTTTGAAAGTTGCGCTTTCACCTGTTCCTTGTTTCATTGAAAGCTTTGTATCCTTAGTTAGCAACCCCGCAAATAATTGCAAGTTCATCGATAAAATTTTAGTTTTCTTCATGGTATTTCCTCCTAATTATTGGTATACAAAAAGCGTTCGATTATCCACCACTCCTCGGAATGTTAGAATCGAACGCTTTAATGCATCTTGATTGCCATCATCGCTGGCTATGTTTTTAAATCCAATTTCTTTCAAAACTTTGATTATTTCACTCTGCATTTCTGATAATGATTTATTTCCATACAAATCAACTTTTACTGTCCATTCAGTTAATGCTTCATTGTCGGAAATATCTTTCTTGTGTGGCTTTGCCTTTGTCGAATATATTGCAGCGGGCATTTGTGACCACGTGTTAGGGTATTCAGCAGATACGAGCTTTAGCTCAGCAACCTTTTTCAACTGAGTAACAATATCAGACTTTATGTTATAACGCTCTGTCATAGTTTCCTCAGTCCTTCCTGCACTCGATTTTTATAAATGTCTTCGGCCATTTCAACCACTTCTTTCATTGACGGATATAGCCATGGTCTAGCCGGCTGCCCACGAGTCATAAAGAAATCTTGACCTTTGATAGTCACTCTTGGAATTCCATACACTGTTTCAAGATCAACTGGTGTTTTATGGGCAGGGATAAACCACCGTTCAGTAGAATACACAGGATTCACCCCTGGTGGTAAATCTTTTGGTGATTCTGCCCCAACTGGTCCAGTACCAAGTTCACGAAACAAAGCTTCCATTTTATCTGACCACACACGACCAATTATTTTACCTTTACCATCGATCACGACTTCTTGTTTTGGAGAGCCACTTAATTCGCCTGTTCCGTACTTAATTGACGATTGTAGACGACTTGATGCTCTCGCTACTGTTTCATCTACAATATCAAAGGTTGCTTCGAAAACAGCATCTTCCATCACTTTAGGAATTGCTCGTATTTTCGACATCAGCCGATCAGCACCTCTGAACTCAACGCCCATCTTCATCACCTAGTTTCTTCAAGGTCACATTGCAATGAGTGGAAAATGTTTGAATGGCTACAATTTCATAGTCTGGTGCTTTATCTTTACTCACATAAAGACATATGCCATCTTTTTCATTCTTCCCTTCTTTGATTTTGTCGCCCTGGTATTTACATGACTTGATGTAAGGAAGGCTTTGACCATATACAGAAGCCATGACTTGTCCGCCAGCTGACTGGACATTCATTTGAAGTTCGGTTAATTCAGTTGAGAATCCTTCTTGAAAGTTTCCTTCATCATCTTGACCAGTTAGTCGCTGCTTTAAATAAACAGTTGAAAGATCTTTCGGTCGTAATCTCATAGCAACCATTAGAACGACCTCACTTTCGCGACACGGTACCGATTCAATTTGGACCGAATCTTTCTGGGAATACCAACTTCAAAAGATTGCGAGACGCCACCTTCAGATCGCGACGTCTCTCCTTCTACACCTTCTGTATTTCTTCGGAAAATGTAAATATCTTTTACTGCTGAAGACATATTCCCTATGAGCGTATCCCGATTACAGTAATCTAGTGCATCAATCACTGCATCTTTGAGATCGTCAGCTAAAACTGCTAACTCTGCTTCTCCAGAAATAGAGAATTTTCTTGAAAGTTCTTCTTTCAATCGGTCCAACACTTTTTGATTTGTTGCATTCATACTAACTACCCCTTTACAAGGTCAGGTCGTTTTCAATAAACAATTGGATCAGTTCTTCTCGATCCTTAATAGACTCCGGAATCTCAACTTCAGCTTTTTCTAATGCCTTACGTATGGTTTCGGATTTCACACCCTTAAAGGGATTGTCTTCTACAGTTTCTAAGAGTTCGAATAATTGAGAATTTTGATGCTCCTCTTTGATTGTTAACTCTGAACCTGTTTTATATCTCTTTCCTGCATAAAATACAGGAATATCTAAAACTTTTACTTTTAACATGGTTGTCTACCTCCTAGGCGATTGGTTGTGCTTGGAATACTTCATCAGCTGCTGCAAATGATGGTAATGCAGTTGCTACAGCTTTCGTCCAAGTACCAACTGGATCTTTCGTTTCATCATAGACACATGCTAAAACATTCCCGATAACACTAGTGTCCACAGAAGGATCACGAGTCAAACGAGTTTCTTCTGCAGTCGGTCCATATAGTGTTTCACCTAAAGTATCGTCAGTAAACATTACAAAACGATTTTCAGGGAAATATTTTTTCGTAGTATACTTCCCATTTTTTTCTTGTACTTTGTATTTTTCATTGTACGTACGAAGCACAGGGTATCCGTGTGTTTCCATAAATGCATCAAGGTCACCTTGAGAAACCACACGACCTGAATCCTTGCCAAAAATTGCAGCAATAATCTTTGGATGAGAAGCTAGAGCACGATAAACTTTGCGAGAAGTCAACGCCTTCGAAGGTGTTACATCCATTGCATCGATCCATCGTTCCAAATCCTTTAACGGGTCTGAACTAGGATCTGTCCACATTGCAGTACCTGTTAAGGCCTCTTGATGATCTG